ACCAGGTGTTAAAAATCTTGAAAGTGGACCACCTTGAGTTAGTCCACCCAATCCGCCAGATAAAGCAGTTCTAAGTGAATCACGTAAAGCGCCACCTCCTAATCCTGTTCCTTCTGCAAATTGCGAAAAGTTTTGAAAACCTTCACCAAATCCGCCAGGAAGCATTTTTCCTAAACTTCCTATACCACCACTTATAGCTTTACCAACTGCACCCAAACCACTAGACAAAGCGCCACCTACCCCTGGTATGCTGCCTACTAAACTTGTTATACCTGTTCCTAATCCACCAGCTAAAGCTCCTAGAGCAGATCCTACGCCTGGTACAAGCATCGCGACTGGTGCTACTTTCTTAGCTACCTTCTTGATTGATTTAAAAGCTTTCTTGAAAAACCCAAACTCAGGTAGTCCTGTTATTGGGTTGATGGACATACCAGATCCAACAGCATATTCGTTTGGATCAAGGCCAGCTGCCCTCATTTCTTGGTTAATACGTGCTTGAGTTGCGGCTGATATAACAGGTGGTACGACACGCTCGCCCAAAGCAACGTGAGCTAGAAACTGATCTTCGTCTCTGCCCAAACTTGCTATTCCTGTCCCAGTTCTGTTTATTCTATCCATTTGTCTTTAATTCTACTGTTTTTAGCGATATTGTTAAATAAAATTCATTTCTAAATAGTTTTTTTTATCTTCCCAGCAAGGACGCGAAATCAACCAAAAAACCAATAAGTAACGATCTCCTGATTGTACGGGTAGTCCTCGGTGCATGTGGGTAAAGCTTGGAAACATCAAGGCGCTACCTGTAGGAAGCGGTTCAACGACACCTCTGCCTTGAAATTCTGTACCGCCACCTTCGTATTCGCCTGTATTTAAAGGTACAACTACGCTTATATCTGCGCTTGCATCGTGGTGCCAAGCGCCTTGTTGTTTGTCTCTTATATTGTAATTGGCTATTTGTATGCCGCCATCTGTTACGACTCTGCCCCAAAGCCCCATAAATATTGGGTTAAAAATGGTGCTGACCACATTCATCAAAGACAGGTAAAGTTCAGGTATATGGTCTTGTAAAACTATCTCTGGTATTTGTCTGAGTGTATCTTCTTCTGAATTAGGCTCAAAATTGAAGTGTTTTTTTATATTTTCTAGTTCGTCTTTGAATATATCGCAAAATGTTTCTGAAAAAATTGGTGCTGTATATACATCTTTGATGGGTTCATCAATAACCGTATGTAAGGGTAGGTTTTCTAAGTTTTCTTGGCCTTTTGATTTCAGAAAACGAACGATATCTAATTGAGAGTCTTTGATTGTTTGGAATGTTTGATCTTGTATGAACCAGTCAGAAGGTCGGCTTAGAAGTAAATTTTTTACCTCATACGCTGAATTTGTACTTTCTACAGCCTGCATATCAAACCTTTATACTTGTCGCTCCGTTGTTTCTGACAGTTACAGAACCCAGTTCTGATTGCAGTTCAAACCCCTGTGGATTCTTAGGCGTATGAAGCTGTATCCATTTGTTTCCAGTATAAACCTGTAAAACTCCAATAGATGTGTTCCATACTACATCACCTTGGTTGAATTTTAAAGAACCAAGCTCAGTATCGTTGAATTGTGGGGTTGAGTTTGGGTCAAACCCACCAAGATTTAACTCCAGTATTCTTGTTAATCTGTTAAAGTTTTCTTTAGTAACAGAAGGTTGTAGTTCTGTAGGTAGACGAGTTTCTAATAATTTGCTCATCTTCTGCCATCAGTTTTAACATCCATTCTGGTATCACCTAAACGCCATCCAATAGACAAATTACCATTACCAGTAGCGTCGTCGTTTGATTCAAATCGCACTACAGCCTGTCTGCCTCTTGCCCTTAAATTTACTTTTTGAGTGGTTGAAGATACTTCAGAAGTAGAATCGGTAGTCAAAGAATCGCCTGGAAAGTTTCTTACTTTAGTTACTACGTTGACTGTACCAGAATTATCATCTTGTAAAAATTTAATATCTGGAATCAAGGCAGATATTTGCGTAAACCGATCACCATCCCCTATATCAAAATCGGCTGACTCTACAAACACGTTAGTCATCGCACTTCCGTCGTTATCAAATCCTACTTCATGTTGATATAAGACACCTCCATCGGTGGCTTGCGGGAATGATTCAACACCTGAATCTAACCATACGGTTCTTACCAATTGACCGTAGTACCAAACTTGTTGTTGAGTGTTGTAGATCACATATCTGTCTATTTCCTCGCTTGACGCAGAAGGGTAAAACCAACCTACTTCGTTATGTTCTTTATTCGTAAAAGCTTGTATTTTAAAAGCTTGATTAGTATTTAAGTCTCCAAAAACATAATTATGAACGCTACAAGGCAGTTCCTGCACCGTACCGTTGTATAAATAGAAATTACCATAACCCATAAAGAACACGCCGCCTGAAGATGTGACAGCTGCTTTTGGACCTATAAGACCTGATGCTTCATTTATAAGATTTATAGCAAAAGTTAAAGGTGCGCCTACAAACTGCATAGAATATACAGAGGTGTCTGTAAAGATTACAACTTCTTGTCTTGCTTTTACTCCGCCTACTATACTGGAGCCAGAAGACAATCTTACGGATCCAGCGGTATTAGTTATGATAGGTTCAAAATCAAGTTCGTTTTCTTGGTCAGAAAAAGCAACTAACATTGGATCTATGGAACCAGTCCGAGCGCTGCCTGATATTGGATCTGCGCCTAGCACTATAAGATGTCTATCTATTTCTGATGTAATAACCTGTAATCCTACAGTTGGGACAAGGTTAGCTCCAGCTATATCTGATAATTGAACAGCTCTAGTGCTAGTTCCGTTGTTTTCAAGCCAACGATAAATACCGCCACCTCTAGGATTTATTATTAAATTTTCTCCAAAGTTATCATGTGTCCAAAGTCTAAGTTGATTGTTACCACCTAATGAAGTTGCTGAACCCCAACCGCTTGCCCCCCACGTTCCAACACCCCACCCTGTCGATTGCACGTAAACGTCAAGACCTGTATTAATTTGGTAAACTGCATCAGTAGCTGAACCGCCGTTTCCTGAATCACTTGCATTGGCTGTAACTGTAGAACCAGATGTATCTTTTGCAGTTATAGTATAAGTATTACTGTCTGTAACTAAATCTATTTGGTATTCCTGATTTAAAACGGTTGCTGTTACGTTGCCGCCTAAAGATACTGCGCTTGAAAAAGTTACAAAATCACCGTTTACAGCACCGTGACTGGCATCTGTAACTGTTACGGTAGAAGAACCGTTAGTAGCAGCAAAAGTAGCTGCGTTTGTTGTTGTTTTACGAATTGGGGTGACGTCAGCAAAAGCTGTACCGTCTTTTATGTAATATTTTAGATGCGTTCCAACTCCTAGATATTTGTTGCCACCTAAAGAAATCCAATTATGTAACGCTCTAGCAGTACCCAGATATGTGCTGTCAGTAAGTTTTTGCCAACCTCCAAATTTTTCTACTCTACCCTCTCTAAATCTAATTAAATTACAATCAAACCAACCTCCTTCGGCACTATACGCTGTCCCTTCTCTGTATATACCTGGCTTGAACTGTACTTTTGAATATGGCATTTAGATTTTCTCCCACTCTTTTCCTTCAAATAAATTTGCCTCTGCTTGTCTTCTTTTGACTAAACCTGCTAAAACTTCGCCACCTGCTTTATTCCATCTTTTTATTTGTTCTGGCACACCACCGTAATCTCCTTCGTTCAATATACGAAGCAAAGTAGACTCTTTTAGATTGGTTGGTCCCAAGTTATACACCCAACATACTAACGAATCAAACTGACATTGTTCTAGTGGTACTTCGACCATATTATTTATATAACCTTCGTATTCAGGCATTTCTTCTTTAAGTAAATGTTCAGCCTCGTCTTGATTTATCTTATCGCCTTCTTTTACATCTTTGATATGTCCGTAGCCAATTGTCCAAACGCCTACCGAATCTTGATACGCTTCTAAACGACAACCCTCGTAGTTTTTTATTAACGATATACCTTCCGCAGATATGTTCATATTAATCGTCCTTGGTTGTGTTAGATGCTCCAAAGTAAAAACTAATAATAGCTGACGCTAAACCGCCTAAATATCCTAAGACTAGATTTATCAAAGCTTCTGAGTTTTGTTCTGGAGGCTGGATGGTGACTAAGAATATATAGCCCATAAATCCACCAATAACAGCAATACCTATTATTCTAGCAGTCCAATCTTTAGAAAAGGTTTGTCTGGCATTTTGAGTGTCTTGTACTTCTAATTTAAATACATCTACTTCTAACTCTTTCATTTTAAGTTCAAACTCAGCTTCAGCTTTTTTCAGCTCGAGCATTTGTTCAGGTGTAGCATTGTCTATAGCTTTCTGTATTTCTTTGGGTTCGTTCTTGCAACCCAATACATCTGCAATCATGTTTGCAGCCATACCGCCCATCGGACCCCCAAGTGCTGTACCTAGGGTTGGTGCTACTGATCCAACTAAGTTTTTAAGTAGTGCCTTCATATCGTCCTCGTTTTTGTGTTTATTTTTATAAGTTTAACTTAATTTATCCACTTTTATTAGTATCTTTGTTGACTAACTACTTTGTTTTATCGTAATTGTGTTAGAAGAGCCACCGTTTACTTTAACTACATTTTCTACGCCATTTTGAAAAAGAATCAGCGTATAAGCACTTGATCCGTCCAAATCCAATCTAAAAGTATCACCTACCGATCTACGTACACTTATTACTTGACCAGTAATTATAGTTGTAATTTGAGTATCTTTGTCTTGGCCTATATCCGTACCAGCGATTGTAATACCAGTAGCAAGTTTACTTAATTGATCTTCTTCTTCGTCAACAGCTAAAGCGTCAATAATATTCAAAAGGTCTTCAAGAAAGTTTACATCCAGGTAATTTATATCTAACTCTGTAAACTCTAAGTCTGCTTCGTTGTCTAAGAAATTTTCTGACAAGTAGTCAATTTCTAGGTCATTAAAGTCTAAATAATCTGCTGTGGTTTGTTGTTGAGTATCTTCTTGTAAATCTTCTTTGGGTTCTGGTGGGTTTACAATCAACATATTGTCAATTAAATCAAGCGTTATATCCAAGATAACAGGACTGGTAGGTGCTTGCTCATAGACACTAGCCACCGTAGATTCGTAAGGTTGGTTAAGAACCACCATGCCCATAGCTGTTTCTACTGTTATTTCACCACTAGACGTGCCATCAGGATTTGGTAATAAAATGACCAACGATCTACCAAGTTCATCTACAGTTATTGTGAAATCTGTACCTCTAATCCCAACAACAGCACTATTCGTGCGTATCTTAATGTTTTTCTTTGGAACTTTATTAAGTTTGCCTGTAACAAATCGTGCAGTACCTTTAGCAAAAGTTAAAGCCATCTTAGAGTTGTCTGGGTTAGGATCAAACACAAACTCGTCAATCAACACTTGTGAGTTTTCTGTCAATCTTATTTCGGTTTCATCAATAAACGTAATACCCATACGACCATTTGCGGTTTCTACTTTGTCATAACTTAGTATGCCAAAGTCTAGTTCAGCTCCGTACGGCTTGTCTCTGACTATTTGGGCGTCGCCTTTTAGTTCGCTAATACTTCCGATATCAACAGCTTGTGCTAGTACCTTGGTCGTTTTGAATAACGCAAACGGTGCTATTAGTAGAACCAACGCTAATAA